CTTTGCTTCTCCCTCAGAATGCCCAGCTCATAGAGGCCAGCCCCGAGCGCGGTGATCGAGCCGATAGAGACCAGCTCATCATTGATCAGGAGAAGCAAAGTATCATCGGCCTGCGCCAGGCCCGATTGCGCCTGCATGCGGGTGAAATCCAGCGACGTGCAGAGGATCCGCAGCGTTGCGGACGCATCGTCAATCGAGGCATTGGCGAGCCCCTTGGCGGCGAAACTCTGGAGGTCGAGGATCTGTTCCCAAGGCGCAGCGCCGGTCGCGCTGAGATACATCTTCGTTCCGAGATTCGGCGCGGCCGGGCGGTCAATCAAGGCGGTGATCTGCCGGCCGCCTCCGAAGCCGGCGGGCATGAACCAGAGGCGATAGTCCGCAATGTCAGTCGGCGCGACCGGCACATAGGAGACCCGCGTATCGAGTGTCCGGGGGTAAGGCTGCGGGAAGACCCCGCGCTCACGGATGATGCTTAGAAGGTCGCTCGCGTTACCCATTCGTGTCCGCCGTACCGTCACGCGACAAGTGAGCAGCAGACTGTGCGGCCCGTAATTCCAGTTGAAGAGATCTCCGGGCATCAGCGGAGAACTATCCAGGTTGACGGCGCGGGATTTCAGGATCGCGAGATCAACGCTCGTATCGCTACCACCGCCCGCGGCCAATTCCATTGCCACCTGCGCGGCTTGGGTTGGGGAGTGAATGAACGGGCGGTCGTTACGGGCGGGTGCCGTGGCGATGCCCGTCTCTCGGTTGGCCGGCGCCTGGTAGATCGCTGAGCCGTCGGCGTATTGGTTGTAGGCATTGCGGAAAACCAAAGCGATCGACGTTGCCGCCACCGACCAGTCGGGGAAACCGGCGCCGGATGGCTTCTCTTCGAGATCGGCCTCCAGGATCGCCGGCAGGCTGGCGGGCACGCTACCACCGGGGAACCAACCGACCTTCAGCTTGCCGGCATCGCCGTAGAGATAAGCGTTCACATAGGCGCAAATGGTCGAGATGACATCGGCCAGCGTCGTCCCCTGTGTGAACCAAGGATGGCAGAACGTGGCCCAGCCGGTGCGGCCGCAGACACCGATCGATTCCAGAGATACGGCCTGCGCGCCCCAATGAGAGGCGTCGAGCAAGGATGAATCGAGGCAGCCGCCGCCTCGCGTCTCGGTCAGCAGCGCATAGATTGCGGCGAATGGATTGCATCCCCATTCCCACTGCAGGTAACCGGTATAGCTCCCGAAGCTCGGCGGCGTCCGCCCCACGACGATCTGAAAATCCATCATCGTTGTCCCGCCCTGACCGAGATCCACGTTCTGCATTATGACGTAGGCGATGCCGCGATAGGCCGGGTGATTCTGGCCGGTGCCAGCGCAAAGGGTGGCGTCGGCCGTCTGCGTCTCCGTCCCGCGATAGATCCGCATCGTCCAAGACTTCCCGCCCGCCATCGAGCCGTTGATCGTGAAGTCGTGATAATCCTCATCACCGAACGTGTAATTCAGATCGGTGATCAGCGCGCCGTTCCCCATCACAACTCCCACATAATCGATCGGGCCGGCGCAGAGCGCGAATGCGATCGAGGCAAACTGCCAGTTCGCCTGGTTCGCCCCGCCGTAAGATTCCCGCCAGTTGAAGGCATCGGAGAGCCAATGCGCCCCCAGCATCTCACGCCCAAAGCCGATCGCCACCGGCTCAGCCTCCTTGTAGGAGGACTGCTGCGGCGTCGCGGCCAGGGCCGAGACCGGCAACTTCGGACTTTTGGCGAGGAAACTCATGGAGCCATGAGACGGTGACGGTGCGCACTGAGTTTGAGCTGGCCGATGGTCTGCGAGCAGACGCCGCTGGGACGAATGACGTGAAATATTTCGCAACCGATCCGGATGCCGAGGTGATGCTCGGTGCGCCCCACCACCGGGAACACAAAATCACCGTCGAGATGCGGCTCGCCCTCATCGACCTGGCGGACGCGGGCGCGGACCTCCGGTTGCTCGAACCAGGCCCGCAGCACGCTCTCCTCGCAATGCTCCGCGTGGTTCAAATCATAGGGCGGAACGGTGACCTGTTCGTTGACGGCTCCGATCTCGCGGAGGACGGACGCAACGAAGCCCGCGCAGTCCACGCCCCCCAGCGGACCCTTCACGGCGCTGTTCTTGCGGAAAGGCGTGCCGAGCCAGCCGAGGCAGGCGAGCCGGAGGGCGGCGACAGCCGCGTGATCTGTGAAATAGTCCGTCATTTCTTCGAGGTGGCCGGCGCCCCGACCTCATGAACCGCCAAAAACTGCGGGATGAAAGGCATGCCGCGAAAATTGGCGTAGTTGCCGAATTTGCCCGTGCAGGTGCTCGCCTGCCCGTCGCAGCCAGGCACGAGCTGCACGCTCTGGCCACCCACGGCGAGCAGGTCGGCCCAGAGCGGCCGATTCAATGTCAAGGTCAGGATGCCTCCCGCGTAGCTGCTCGCAATGATGGTCACAATCTGCATCTGCCGGCCCGAGCCGGTTCTGAGGATGCCGCTCGCGAACCAATTGGCGGCATAGGTCGGGCCGCCCCAGCCCGTCACGCCATGCACCGCGAGCGTCAACCCATCCGAAGACAGATCCGCCCGCGCCGCCGTCCCGCTGGAGCGATAGGTCGCCTCAACAAGTGTACAGAGTGGCGAAAAGACGTAGGTATTACAGCATGGCCCGTAGACCCAGCTCGGCAGGCGCCGATCGAGCAGCGTGCCGAAAAGCGTCGCCGTGACCGTCAGCGTATTCCCCTCGGGCGAGACCGCCGTGATGAAGCCCGTAAAGATGAGCTTGCGGGCGGAGGGCGTTGCCGGGTCGCATTCCCAAATCTGCAGTATGACCACGCCGAAGAGCCGACCGGGGATCCAATCCGCCGCCAGGGTGCCCGCCAGATAGGCCATTTTAATGTCTGCCTTCTCATCCTGCGGCTTGAGCGAGCGAATGATCCCATCGCAGGAAATCTGGAATGGGTTGTAGACCTCAGCACCCACCGTGAGTGGAGCATCCCAGTCGGTATAGCACTCGGGCGTCGACGGGTCTTGGGCATAGGAGAACCGGAACAGATATTTCTTCGCCGCCTTCGATTGAGCGCCACCACCCACCTCCTGAATAAAGCCGATCCGACCCTCGGCGGTCGTTGGATTTATATAGGATAGGGTCAGCGTGTCGCTCGCGAATCGCGCCGTGTAGTTGGCGGGCGTATCGTCGGTCGGGGTGCCGGGTTGGAACCAGGCCGGTACCGGATACCAGGAGAGCGTGGCGCCTTTCTTGGCGACAAAGAATGTCAGGGCCTGGCGGATCGCCAGGCTGTCGGTGAAGGTGAATTTCGCGTCCTGCTTCCATCGCGCCGCGCTGCTGGTGCGATCCAGCGCGGGAGCGACGACGGGATTCAGCTCGATCAATTCGACGCCGTGATCGCTGGCATCGCTCAAAGGATCGGCCCAGTCGGGCAGCTCGACCCAGGACGATCCGTAGCTGTTCAAGCCGATCCGCCAGGCCCACGGCCGGGCCTCGGATAAATCGAGGTCGATTTCGCAAACCGTCGTGGTCTCCGGCTGGGCCGGGGGGCGCTCTTTCCAACGGCAGAGCATCAGGGGCGCATAGAGCGGATAGGCCGGAGATCCGGGCAGGCTGCTGGTGTCATAGATCGCATAGCTGCCCGTGGCGCGGTCGAAATTGATGACCTTTTGCGGATCATAGATCCGATTCGCCCAGTCCGCCACCGGCCGCGCATCCGGCCAAAAGGGAATCGCAACAGGCAGATTCCCGAGGGCCGCCAGACCCTTCCGCCAGTCGTCGGCATCGGTGTCCGTCGCGGTCAGGTGCATCTTGAGCGAGAGACCCAGCGCGGCCCGTTCGGGATATCGCTCCTCGATGCTGGTCCGGCCTTCGCCAATCAGCGTGTCGCAGCGATGGGCGACCTCGATCGGCGTATCCCAGTTCGGTTCGATCAGGAGCAGACCGAACTGCTGGTCTTCATAGGTGACGATCGGGAATTTCACGTCTCGATGATCTCGCCGCGGTGACGATGAGCCCAGTCGAGCATGACGTTGTCGAAAGCGGGATCGCGGGCGAGCCGCTTGGCGCCGACCAGGTCATTCGAAAGTATATGGATGAACCGAGTGGGCTTGCTGGCTGTCCCGCCGCCGCCGGTCCGCCCCGCCCCGCCGCCGAGTGCGGCCGTATGCATCGCCCCCAGGGTCTGGGCACCGAGCGCGCGGACCGCCGGAGCCGAGAAGACGAACTCGCCGCCATGGAAAATTCCCGCCGCCTGCCCCTCCGCGCCGGGGAAATATCCGCCCTCCTTGGCACCCACCAAGCCCATCGCCTCCGTGGCTCCAATTGCGCCGGCGATCTCGAACGGAGCAGCCGCTGCCGCGCCGCCCCATGAGGCGATCGTCGCAAGGGTCGCGGGCGCTGCCCAAATCGCGCTCTGCATCATCGCGATCGGAACCAGCGCGGCGGTGGATGCGGCCGCAATTGTCTTTCCGGCCACGGCCATCATGATCTGCGAGGTGACCCACTGCACGCCCATCTGGACGATTGTCTGGATGATCGTCTGGAGGATGCCGGTGCCAATTTCCCGCAGTGAGTCTGCCCAGCTCTTGGTGCCCGTGATCCAGCCGGTTATGCCCTGGCTGATGCCGGAGACCGTCTGCCCGAGCGTATTCTGGAGCATGGCTGCGACCTGCTGGCCACGGCTGCCGAGGGAAGTAGCCCAGTTCATCACACCGGCACCTGCGCCCTGGCTCATGCTGAGGTAATCCGGGTTGCGCATGGGGTTCTCTCGCCCCGTAAATTGGTCCTCGATTTTCGAATAGGCGCTTGCCTGGTGGCCGGAGACCTCGGCGGCCTTCCGGTTTGTGTCAGCGATCTCGGCGAGGAGTTTTCTCTTGAGCTGCAACTGGGCGAGCTGGTCCTCCGTCAGCCCCTGTTCATCTGCGTCGGCGTCGATGCCGTCATACTTCGCATGCAGGAGCAGGTATTGCGTCGCCAGCGTAGCCTGAAGGATCGCGAGCAGGCTCTGGCGCTTCTGGCTCTCTGTCTGAAGTCCGTCATTGCTGGCCTGGTCATATTCCTGCTGGAGCTGCAGCAGATGCGCCTTGATTGCCTCTTCCTGCGTGACCGGCCCAGGCGGTAGGTTTGGCTTCGGATTCGGTTCGCCGGGTCGTGTGAAGCCTGCGGTCGGCAATCCGGAGTAGAAATTGACTATATTAGCTACATACGCACCGACCCAATCCATCGCTGACTGCGCCCAGCCTATGGCGGTGCCGGCCGCCATTGGCAGGGTGGTCTGTTTGAAGTTTTCCACCCGCACTTTCGCGTCGGCGAGTAGTTTGACCAGCTGGTCCGACATGACGGCGCCGGCCTCCTTCGCCTCTGTGGCGACTTTTGCATAGCCATCGACGGCCAGGCTCCGCAGGGAACTGAGGAGGAGTGAAAGTCCGC